AAAAAAAAAACTACGCTGACGGTGGAGTAGTCGAGCCTGACATGGATCAAGAGATCTTAGACATGTCTCGCAGAAAGTACCTAGAGAAAGGTTTCGATGCACCTATCCCAGGTGTAGCACCTATGAAACAAAGCCTAGATGAAATGCTAACGAGAGGGGTAGTCGAGCCTATGGCAAAGGCTGGCTACCCTACACTAGGCGCAGCTATGGCAACGGTGCCTAGCACACTGGCGGAGGCTTTGATCCCTAGCACTGCCGCTGATCTAGCTGGAACGCTTTTACCTTTACCCGGTGCCAAGCTTGGACGTGGTGCAGCTAAGCAAATCAAAGAAGGAAAAGCAGCGCAGCTATTAGAACAAATGGCAGCTGATGATGTTGATATCTCCAAACTACCATCGCTGGCTGAATTTAAAAAAATATCCAAAGAGTATGAAAAACAAAAACTAAAACAAGAAGGCGAAAAACTACGTTCAAAAACTATGGATTTAATTCATGAAAGCGCTCAAACGGCAAAAAATGCTGTTCAAAATATTTTTGAAAACCCTTCTCCTAAGGCAAAACAAGATATTGGTTTTTCCACTGATATTTTAGAAAATTTGGCCCAAGACAATCTTAATAATAAAAAAGTAGCAAAAGCTTGGGATGAGTATCAAAAAATGGCTATGGCAAAAACCGAAGCCATGAGATTTTTACAACCAAATGAAACAAAACCTTTAAGTAATATAAATGTTAGAAATATATTTAATGCTTTTGAGCAAAGAAAAATAAACCTATATCAAACTTTGAAAGATAATAAAAAAGATCTTAAACTTACCGATGAATTGGAAAAGTTAAAAAAAGTTAGAGAACTTCCAAAGGGCGAAGGTCCATTAACTCCATTTGATGCAAAAAAACAAAGACAAACAGAATCTCAAAAATTCTGGGACAAAAATAAGAAAGACGAGGATTAATATGAACTACAATCTACTAGATGAAGATGATAATAAATTTGTGGTTGGGAATGGTGACAGCTCATTTTCTATCGCAAAATATGGCCTAGATGATGGATTTATGGAAAAGCTTAGGATGTTGCCACGTGTAGGCTATGCTGATGGTGGGATGGTCGAAGAACCTGCACCATCAGCTTTAGAAGCAGGTCTTAAAGCTCAATCAGGCATCGGAGACATTTTTGGTGCTGTAGCTAGCCCTATCGGTGAGGCTATGGAAGCCGGATTACAGGCCCCTACATCACGCGGGTTGCAATTTGCACCTTATGGTGAGTTTAAAGGACAGCCTGAAACACCTATGACACCTGTTTCTGAGCCTATCCCAGGTAGAACTGGAGCTAGTGGCACTTGGGCAGGAGCTACAGAAACACCTGTTACTACACCTGCCGCGCCTACAGCTGATACTGTCCCACCATACATGAAAATTGGCATGGGTGGAGGACAGCCAGCACCGTTCATGCTTCCGGAAGACATTAGGTCTGGCTATGAAAAAATGCAGCAAGGCACCATGGCACAAGCCAAAGCCCATGCTGATGCGGCTATTGAGCAAGCTAGGCTGTACGATGAACAGGCAAAAGATTTAGAGCTCCAACAAATTGCCTATCGTAAACAGACTGAGAAACTAGATAGTGAAATAGCAGACCTGCAAAAAGGTATTGCTACCCAAAAGATTGATCCAAATCGTATTTGGACAAATGCCAGCACCGGCAACCGTGTAACAGCTGGTATCAGCCTTTTGCTAGGTGGTCTATCTCAAGGACTCACAGGTGCCAAATCTAACCCGGCTATGGACGTAATTAATAATGCCATTGACCGGGATATTGACGCTCAAAAGGCTGAGCTAGGCAAAAAGCAAAACCTACTAAGCCTTAACCTGCAAAAGTATGGTCGCCTAGATCAAGCTTTTCAGGCTACTAAAATGCAAATCATGGCCGTCACTCAAGCCCAAATCAATCAACAAGCTGCTAAAATGGGTAGTAAGCAAGCCTTGGCAGCTGCACAAGTAGCTTCAGGGCAAATGGATGTACAGATGGGCATGATTAAAAATCAGTTAGCTGGCGAATCAGCAAAACAAGCGCGGCTAACTGATCCAAATGGTTTGACAGCAAAAGATCTGATTAAACTTGACCAAGAAACTCAAGCGAGAATGGTGCAGTTGCCAAACGGAAATTACTACCTGACTGGTAGCCCATCTGATGCTCAAAAAGTAAAAGAAAAACAGGCTGTATATTTTCCAATTAGGGACTTGGCACGTGAATTTTACACCGAAATGGAACGCGGTGTGACGCTACCTATGACGGCAAGAAAAGCTCAAGCGGAACGCTTACAACAAAGTATGCTGCTAGAGCTTAAAAATCTAAACGAACTAGGTGCATTGACTAAAGATGATATTGCTTTAATTGAGCCTTTAGTGCCGCAAATTGGCAAAGTAGTAAATCCACAAGCTCAAAAAGAAGCCGTGGATTTTATTATTAAGCAAGTTAACAATAAGCTTAATGGTGTTTATAGCGCCTACGTTCAAGGGTTTAATCCAAGCGGTAGGTCCAGCCGAGAGCAATCCATTTTCTTGAGGAAATAACATGGCAGCTATTAACATCAAGACTGGTGAGCCAGAGGAGCTAGATCCTGTACAGCTGACAGAGGGCTTAGCCTCTGGGACACACCTGCCTCCTGCTGGGCAGGGTGTTCTTTTAAATCCTACAGGCGAGCTAGTGTTTGTCCCGGCTGAAGACGTGCAGGAAAATATAGCCCGATATGGATATAGGATGCCGCAACCCGACGAGCTTAGAAAGCTAGGTCGGGATTTTAAATATGGTTCTGACACCATGCAGCTACAAGCCGGTTTGGCTGGTGCCGCTCGTGGTGGAACCTTTGGGGTATCAGACTACCTAGCCGTCAAAACTGGTTTAACTAGCCCGGAGCACTTATCCGCTCTTAAAGAGTATTTTCCTGGCACGTCCCTAATTGGAGAGCTAGGCGGTGCGGTAGCTACGGCGCCCTTTAGTTTTACACCTGCCGGGCTAGCTGTCAAAGGTGCTAGGGCAGCTGAGGCGGCAGCTGTAGGCCAAGCTGCAAGCCTATTGCCCAAGTCCGCTATGGCTAATGCTATAGCCCGTACAGCTGTAGAAACAGGCGGTAAAGCCCTTGGTGGTGCTATTGAGGGGTTGGCTTTCGGTCTAGGCCAAACCGTGTCAGAGGCTGCCCTAGGCGATCCTGATCTAACAGCTGAGAACGTTATAGGGCATCTAGGCCAGTCAGCTATCTTAGGTGGAGCTCTTGGCGCTGGTTTTAAAGTAGGCTCGCTAGCTGCCAAAAAGACACTAGAAAAAGCTAAGAAGGTATACCAGTCAGCTTTTGAAAACCTTGTGGGTAAAACCGTTGTTGGTCCCAAGGCTGTAGGCGAGCAAGCTGGTATCCCTGGTTTTAATGTAGCTGAGCTAGGCGATGATTTAGACGATGAAGTTACTTCTTTGCTTTCTAAACAGCTAGCTGAAGAAGAAGCTCAAGCAGCTGGACAGCCAGTGTTTGAACCTGGGATTCTCACTAAAAAGCTAGCTAAAGCCTCTAGTGTTACTTCTGGAATCCCTGAGGAAGAAATTCTAGAAAAATTTGCCGCTGAAATGGATCCCAAACGGATTGTCTTAACTACCGCTGAAAAAGACGCTAAGGTTAAGGTATTTGGCGAGAATATTGAGCAAATTTATAATGTTTCTAAAAAACTTACCAAATCCATGTCTAAAAATGTCCGACCACAAGAAATGTCTGGGCTACTTGAAGACATTGCTATTGATCGACCATTAGCGCAATACGTTGATACGGCTAATGGTTTGCGAAACGCTGTAAATGAAATGAAAAAAGAGCCTTTACTTTACGATCCAGGTATTGTGAGAACGGCGGAAAAAATTGTTGAGCGCATGGATGAAAATGTACAGAAAGGCTTTAAAAATAGCTACGCTGTATATGATGATTTAGTAGAAAATAGAAGGCTATTAGAAGATTTAGAAAGATTTGAAAAACCTCGTCAAGACTTGCCAAGAGCTGAACAAAAAGCCCTGAATGAATTTATTACTCCATTACGTGTTTCTATTAAAGATAGCTTAACGGATCAAAATATATGGGGTGAAGCTGGTGCTCGACAATCAGCCTATAACGAGAAATTTAGCTCTTTGCTTAAATGGACTACAGCCCTAGAAAAAAACATTATGAAAAAAGTCTCGCTAGGCGAGGCTACACCTATTTACGTGGTGAACCCTGTAAAGGTGAACACCATGTTTAACCAGATTAATGATTACCGCACTAAAATTCCAACCCTATCAACTACAAACTTTTTAAAATCTTTCCGTGAATTTATTGAGCAAGCTGAAGAGTCTATTAAGAATGCTCCTGATGTTAAAATGGATGTTAAGGCTCTTAAAGATTTTACTGGCAAGCTATCTGATGAAGCCTTGGCAGCTAAGCAGTACGTATCAGAGGCTTTTGGCGGCTATGGGTTTTTTAGGGACTTGATGGATGCTGCTAAGTCTGGTGGGCTAGGCGGCATGGCTGCCCAAATCGGTACGGCTTTCACAAAACCAGAAAACATCATCAAAGGCCTAAGCAAAGTAGAGAAGTGGTCCCAGGCTACTAGCAAGGCGGTTGATAAAGCTACAAAAGTAATTTTTGAAAAAGTAAAACCGCCTACGCGCGGTATTGGTGTGATGTGGGATCAGCTTAGCCCTGTAGAGAGAGCTGAAAAATATAAGAAATATGTAGAAAAACTAAAAAACCTAACCGATGTGCCAGACCATTTGCTAGACAGTTTGGAAAACGCGACCAATGAAACCTTTGAGATCGCTCCAAAGTTTACGCAAGCAATACAGATGGCAACGGTCCGGGGAATATCTTTCCTCCTACAGAAAATGCCACAGCCTATCGATCAGAGTATACTCGATGCCCCCTACGAACCGAGCCAAGCGGAAATGCTTACCTTTGGCCGATACGTTGATGTTGTGGAAAATCCTACAGTCGTTCTCAAACAGCTAGAAGAAAACTACGTTCCCAAAGAAAGCCTAGAAACACTGCGCGAAGTATATCCCGCTTTTTACGGTGAGCTAAAAACTCAGCTTTTAAACAATATTGCCGAGCAGGTAGAGAAAAAAGGTGTGATCCCTTATCAAAGGCGCATAGTGCTTAGCCGGTTTTTAGAGATGCCTTTAGACAGTAGTTTTAAACCGGATTTAATTAGTAGAAACCAAATGGCACTAGCCGGTTTAGCAGGACAAAAAGCCCAAGAAGAAGCGCAGCGTACTAGCCAGACTGGCCTAGGAAAGGTATCATTAGCCGATAGATCACAGACAGGTCTTGAAAAAGTTACAGCACGAGCGTAGGGCCATAACCCTTTAACCCACAAGGAGCTATATTGTGCGTAAGAACAATTTAGCTACATATGTAAGTCTATCCGCTGGTGACATGAGCGGAAACCTAACTAGCGCATCCACGGATATTCGCTGGTTAGATAATATCGTTATGTATCTTAGCTTTGTCGGCACACCTACTGGCACCTTTGCCGTTGAAGTGTCACCAGACCAAACTAACTGGTTTCCTCTTGCCTTGGTCCCTGCGCCTATTGCCTCAGGTGCTGGTGGAAACCATAGGATCGAGCTCAACCAGCTGTCTGATCCCTATATCCGCGCTACTTATACTAGAACATCGGGTAGCGGCACATTAACCGTAGTCATTGCGGGGAAAATGCTATGACTGATATTCGTTACCCTAGCCGGGCTCTTAATAGCGCCACTGACAGCGTGACCATCGCGGGTAGTATTACCGTCAGCCCTGATGTCAACCTACATGACGGCTCAGCTAACCCTATTACTAGCCAAGTGTCTGGCAGCCAACGCGCCTTAGACGTAGGGGTCAACGTAGGTGGTGTTCAAGTTGATCCTAGAGCTATTAGGGCTCTGACTTCTAGTGATGTCGTAACAGCCAACCAAGGCGGCACCTGGAATATTACCAACATCTCTGGAACAGTATCTTTGCCCACGGGTGCTGCTACTGAGGCCAAGCAACCTACTTTAGGGACAGCTGGCACTGCCTCGTCGGATGTTATTACCGTCCAGGGCATAGCTTCAATGGTAGCTCTTAAAGTGGACGGTAGTGCGGTTACTCAGCCAGTATCAGGCACTGTCACAGTACAACAAGCTACAGCTGCCAACCTTAATGCTACAGTTACGGGCACTGTGGCTGCTACCCAGTCAGGCACTTGGACGGTTCAGCCGGGCAACACTGCCAATACCACCCCATGGCTCATTACTCTTAACCAAGGCGGTAATAGCGCTACTGTAACAGCCTCCAACGCTTTAAAGGTAGATGGATCAGCTGTAACCCAGCCGGTATCCATTGCTAGCCTACCAGCTGGTGGTGGTAGGTCTACCGTTCTCTTGTATACAAACAATTATGCCAGCGTGAACGTTACTACTTCTGCCTACGTGCAGGTAGTAGCCTCGACCACCGGTGACATTAATAGGCTCTATATCGCGGATACATCCGGCTCTGCGATTATTCTAGCTGTAGGCGGTGCAGGATCGGAAGTTGATAAGCTTTACATAGGTCCAGGCGGTAACGAAGCACCCTACGAGCTCAATATTACCTCTGGTTCTAGGATCGCAATTAAAGCCCTAGATGTTAACGCCACGTCCGGGCGAATCATTATCACTGCCTTAAGCTAAGGCACTACCGAAAGGTACTGATATGGGAAAGCCAATTATATGGTCGGGCAGTAATGCCAAGCTTATTAATAGCGGTGACTTGGTTGATAGGAATGACCTATCGCTTACTAATGGCGATAAAATTACCGTTACTCAGGCTAGCCACGGTTTTACTAGCTCTGATGTCGGACGACCACTGTATCTAAGTGGGACCACCTGGACACTGGCTCAAGCTGATACGGCGGTTAAGGCTGAAGTAGCCGGGTTTATTTATGCTGTCCTTGATAGTAATACCCTGCGTATTTCTACATCGGGAGAAATCCCGACAGTAGGTGCAAACTTCTTAGAGGGTGGTGGTAGCCTGACAGCAGGTGAAGCCTACTTTCTCAGTGCTACCACAGCCGGGAAAGTAACAGCGACAGAGCCAACTAACGTAGGCTACGTCTCTAAGCCCCTCGGTGTAGCAAAAAGCACCACGTCTTTCCAGTTCTTCAACTTTCGTGGCATGAGCATAGGCTCTACTAATGCTAGGACACAGATTAGCCTATCTAACAACACCACGGCTCCCATCCAAAACATGTCCTCCTACGATGCTGGTGAGATTGTAGGGTGGGTATACATTGATGCTACGACAGATTATAGGTTTTACGTATCGGCTCAGTTTGCTAAAAACGGTGCAGGTTCTAATTATAACCTAAGCTATCAAACTGTAGGCGATACCCCTCCTGCTGGTTTTAGCATCACCATCACATCGGGCGGTGTGATTCAATACACCATGCCTAATGTCACCGGCTTTTCTAGCGCCATATTCAACTACGCTCTAAATGCTCCCGCTGTAGGTACGGCATTCCCCCTTAGTGTATCCGGGACTAACGTTGTAGGTGGAACCCCGACAGTAGACACCATTAACGAGTACACCAGTACAAATGGGGTGCAAATTAAGGGTAGAACAAGTGGTGGTGCTTTTGGTTCTGATCAAATTGGTTACTTTTTAGAAACAGCTGTAGGACCTACATCGGCTGTTACTTCTAACATTCCTTTTAATATTGGTAGTGTTTCTATTCCAGCTGGCAGATGGAAAGTAGAAGGCGTTGGTTTTTTTGCTGTGGGCACTGTAGCGGGTAACACCGGGTTTATTTTTGATATCAACACAACATCGGCTACACTCAGAACGAACAGATATGTTCTAGGATTGACTGCCAGTGCTGCACAAAACGGTGCGCTCAGTACATATTCTTTAGACTTGAATGTTAGCACAAGCACTATTGTTTATTTAATTGGCCAATATAACTTTTCATCGCTTGGCACTTCTACAATGTCCGGATACATCAAATACACTCGCGTTGGTTAAGGTGACAAATGAGCTCATCATCATACAATCCCAATATTACCCTAACATCACTAAGCACTCAGCAAGGTGAGATCAACCTTGTCACTAACCCCATAGCAGAAAATGATGTTAGTAGTTGGACTACATCAAGCGCTACACTCACTAGGTCTACCACTGGTGTTCTAAGCCCAGTGATCCCTACTGGTTTTACAGCTAGCTCTACCACTAGCACCAATAGCTACGTACAAACCAGCCTACTCACTGTCCCGGCTACACTGAGAAACCGGAAATTAAAAGTACAGCTGTATATCCAGTGTGCTGATACAGCTACGTGGGAGGTAGACGTACTAAAAAGCGATGGATCTACCCGGTATACCCTGAGTACTGATAGCTCTGGTGTAAGTGCCCTACCTGCACTCACTGGCACCTACACGACTACGTTCGACATGGACACTGGTAGTGGGATTTATGTGAGACTCACTAGATATGCAGGAAGTGGGACTAGTACCCTTAGTTTTACTAACCTGATTGTAGGGCCTGGGATACAGCCTCAGGGGGCTGTTGTTAGCTTATATAGTAGAGATACTACTTTTACTATTGGCGCATCAATTACACCGCCTACGACAGGAGCGGGTGCCGCTTATTTCAGAGAAGTAATTAGAGAAGGCTCTGATGCAATTATACGTTGGGAATATTATCAGACAGGCGCTGGATCGGCGGGGTCTGGAAATTACAGGCTGCCTTTGCCCACTGGTTTAACCGTTGATCTTACTAGATATAGAGAGGCGTCAGATACTTATCGAAACGGGTATTTATTTAGTTCTGGTTTTTTAAATACTAGTACATCTACATTTTCTGCGCTTGCAGCTGTTGAGTCTGTTGCTTCTCCAACATATGTCACAATGCAATTATTTAATGATGCAAACAATAATTTAGATTGGGGATCTACTACAGGGTCTCTTTCATCAGCTGGTACTTTAGGATTAACTTTAACCGCTCGTGTGCCCATAGCCGAATGGTCCGGCTCAGGCACTGTACAGCTAGCGCAGAATGATACGGAGTTTGCGTTCAACTCCTCGACTACTACTACATCAGATACTACTAGTTTTGCTTATGGACCTGCTGGTGTAGCTTTCACCGCAATGGCTCCTAGCGGTGTCAATACCATAGAAAAACGTGTTCGTTTTCAAACACCAATACAAACAACAGATGCTGTAATTTTAGAGGTTTTTAATGGAGTAAATTGGACACAAGCTGAACAAGCTCTTGGTGCATATTTAACAAACGATGCGGCTTCTGTTGGTTATGGTCAATTAATTCGTCCAGTATCTGGAACAACTACAGATGTTTCTGTGTTATTTGCATCAGCTGCTTCGGGCCAAAGCGCATGGAACACTTTGGCAACCACCGGCTGGCGCTGGCGCGTCCGTAAATCCTCAGCTGGCGCAGCTGTAGGCTTTGGGATTGTTAGTAGCCAAAGTGCTGGTCTACTCCCTGTTAGCAATAGCAACCTAGATGATGCTACGGCTACTAGGTTGGGGTTAAAGCAATACCTACATGGAACCACGTATAATGGTGGGATTGCGCCTACAATTACTTTAGGAGGAGGGGGCGGTACACTGTCTTCTGTCGATTTAGGTAGTTTTATGCCTTATCAGACACAAGATGGCACATGGAAATTAAAAGTTAGCATTGTTGTCACGGTATCTAGTGCCGTAAGAACATTAGCTGCCTTAGACGTTGTTGGTATTTCTGTCGGTACTTTACAAGGTGTATATGGTTTGACCAGCACTTCTCCTCTTACTGCTACTAGTTATGTATCTAATAATAGATTTCAAATAGATCATTCTTCTTCAACTACAACAAAATATTATTTTTCTGGTGAAGTGGTGCTTAGTTCTAAACCCACTTGGGCATATTAGGTGAAACATGGCTAACGTAGCACAATTAGGCGGGTATGGTGATACAAGTAATGTTGGTTTGATGTTTCGCAACCGAATCATCAATGGTGATATGTCTATCTATCAAAGGCAAGCGGCAAGTACTACAAATAGTTCATTTGCGCTAGACCATTGGCTGTTTACAAAAGTAAATGGAGCTACTGAATCTATAGCGCAAAACACTGATGCTCCATTTGGTTTTAATTATTCTTTAAGGAATACAATTTCGGTTGGAGACGCAAGTATTGGGGCAACTGAATATTCTGCAATTAATCAAAGAATTGAAGGCTACAATATTAGAGATCTTGGTTTTGGGACAGCTAACGCTCGCAGTGTAACAATTCAGTTTTGGGTAAAAGCTACTGTTACAGGGTCTTACACTGCGAATATTTATAATGAGTCAGCTACAAGAATTTGTCCATTTAGTTATACAATAGACAACTCTAATACCTGGGAGTTTAAAACTGTTACATTACCTGGGTGTCCGGATGGCACCTGGAATACGACAAACGGCATAGGTTTGGCTTTATATTTTTATGCTGCTTTAGGTTCTAGTTTCCTTGGAGGCACTAGCGGAGTTTGGAATAGCTCTGGACAATATGGAAGCGGTACACCTGTAAACAATATTGCTTCCAACGGCAATATTTTTGCTATCACTGGAGTCCAACTAGAACCAGGCTCTATTCCTACTGCATTTGAATACTTGCCTTTTCATATTCAATTAGCTCAATGCCAAAGATATTATGAAAAAAGCTATAACTATGACGTTGCTCCAGGCACTGCTACCGATGTTGGAGTTATGTATCATTTAGGTGGTAGTGATAATGGGCTCAATCTTGGACCTACTATATATTTTAAAGTCATGAAAAGGGCTACTCCTAGTGTTTTTACTGCTTATACAAGGTCGGGCGCCGATGGATGGGATTATGGACGAAACGGTGGATCCGGGACAATTACTAACGCACTTTTGACTAAAACTTGGATAGGAATGTCTGGTGGCCTTGTTTATGGGAATGTCGGAGGAGCTTGGGTGCCAGCGTGGATAAATGGACATTGGGTAGCGCAATCTGAATTTTAAAAGGAAACTATATGCCTCTCAAAATGGGATACTCTCAAAAAAGCATTTCTAAAAATATCAAAACTGAGATGAGCTCGGGTAAACCTCAAAACCAAGCTATCGCCATCGCTTTGTCTAAAGCCAAGGAAGCTAAGAAAAGGGCAGGTAAATGGATGGGCGGTAGAATAGAAGGTGAGCAAGGTAGGGCAGCACCTGACAACCAGTCTTGGGACCTAAAGCAGCCACTACCTGAGAGAATCGACACTACAGGCGAACCCCATGCTGAAGAACGCAAAGCCCAAAATTTTCCTAACCAAGGGCCTGACTCACCAGCCGGTCTAAGCTATACTTATCACAATAGCCCAGACTACAAATCACCAGTGTTAGAGCACCTAGGCCAAAGGGATGTAACCCCTGAGTATAACCCTGATGATGAGATGTCTATCGTCGCGGCTTTGAAAAAGAGGGTAAAATGAGATTTATCCAATATGAGCCCTTGGCAGAAATTACGGCTACAGCTGATGCCTATAGTGATCCTATTGAGATTTCGTCGGTATTTGCTATGGGTATGCATGCTCATGTTTTAAGCGGCACTGCGAAAGGTAAAGCTTATTTCCAAGTTTCTTGTGATCCTATTGGCTCTACTAACCCTACAAACTTTGTAACTTTTGGCTCTGGTGCTGATTTAACAGGCGCTGATCTTCAAGCCTATAGCTTCCAAGAAGTGTGTGCTAACTGGGTTAGGATTTTTTGGGATCATGCCTCAGGCACCGGCACCCTGCGCGTTCACCTTAAAACCAATGGGTATTAACATCATGTTTCAAGCATGGCTCATAGGACAGCTGAAAAAGATCCTACTTGATCCCAACACTAAGGCCAGCATCTTCAAAGCCTTGGATAAAGCTGTAAAAGACACCTCGTCGCCTATTGATGATAAGGCAGCTGAAGTGTTCAAAAGTGCTTACGAAGTCATTATCGGTGTGCTATGAAGGAACCCACCCGCCTTAATTCGCTCAATTTATTGTATCGTCCAATGGTGGACGTTTTACTCTCGGGCGTAAATTCAGCGAATAAGGCGGGGATTCCCATCGCTGTATTTGAGACTTTTAGAACACCTCAAAGACAGGACCAAATATATGCCCAAGGCAGAACAGCACCAGGTAAAATTGTCTCTAACTCTAAAGCCTGGCAAAGCTGGCATCAATTTGGTGTGGCCTTTGATATAGCCCTAAATATAGACGGGCGATGGTCTTGGGACTTTGATCCCAAAGCTGTAGCCAAGCATTTCAATAGTGATAAGCTAATTTGGGGTGGGACTTTTAAAAACTTTGATGGTCCACACTATGAATGGCGAAATAAACCGAGCCTCGTAGTAGCCGAGGCTCTAGTTAAATCAAATGGGATCCTCAGATTTTGGGCTGAGCTTGACGCTTGGGGTTCCTGAGCCTGAGCTTTACACTGCCAGCAGTATTAAAGCTTTCTAGGACTTTAGTTAATACAGCTACATCATCATGGCTAAATATGTAGGGCTCAGTGCGTTCCATCTTGAGCATAGCCTCAGCTGTAAGCTTGAGGCCATGTAGTTGCATCATTTCTTTTACTGTTAGCGTTATCAATTTGCGAATACCTCGTAAATTTCCTTTTCCAGTTTTACGGCTTCGATCACTTCTAGGAACGTAGGTTTATCAAAGGTCCGACCTTCCAGGAGCTCAATAGCCCTCTCTACACCCTTTTCATCCAAAGCCTTGCCTAGCTGTTCTTTAGCAATTTTTACAGCATTAGGGTTTTGCTTGGTGAATAGCACTTTAGGCTTTTCAGCCGGGGTAGGCGGAGGCGGTGGGGGTGTAGGCTTTGGGGGTGGTAGCTCTTTTTTCTCTTCTTGATGCTCATAGGTAGCATCAATAATCTGGCCTTCCTCGTCTACTTCGGCACCCATCTCTTCAGGTGTGTACGACACCCCAGCTATAGCGTCTGGGAACAGCGATCTAGCCATCTCAGACACTACCCTAGCGTGTAACATAGCCCTAGGGTATTTAGACCACGTAGGGTTTTGCAGTAGGCCAGCTTTCTTGGCATCCTCAAGCGACCACTGAAAAGTCTCTACCCCGTGGTTTTCCCGCTTAGCCTCAAGGATACACCGCTCGTTAGACCGCTCTTTAAACTTAAACACAGTCTTAGGGTGTAGCCTATAAATTTGGGCTAGCATCAGCTCAGCCGACATGCAGGGCTTGCCGTTGATTACATGGATGTGGCTCAAGGCTTGTAGGGGTGGGATATTAAGCTCCCTACCCTTTAGCATAATTAGAATCACTTGCTCGGGCTTGGTGATGCCCTTTGGCAAATAGCCTGAAACCAGTAGGCTTTGAGCCTGTTCTTTAAGTAGCTGCCAATCACTAGCGCTAGGCAAAGAATTAGAATAGGTTGAAATCATCTGGGATGTCATAGGTGACTGCCTCGGTTTTCGGTTGTGCTGCCTCAGATTGTTTAAAATACTTGTCACGGACTTTTTCGAACGTGGTACGTTGATTTTTAGTCCATTCAGTCTTGCTCTTAATATCATTCAGGAATTTAGTTTCCCACTCAGTCAGTGTCCCATTTATAAGCAATTTTAGGTGAGTTACGTCTTTTTCTGTAACAGCCGTAACTTCTTTAGGCGCAGGGTTCACTAGGCCGAGATACTTTAGGCAGTCTTGGCATACTTTTTTCCCTTCAGCGTTTGCAAAGGGACCTGGCAGGGTAAACTCCCTGTGTTTTCCGTCTTTTGTATAGCTCCATTTACACTCGTCAGTCATAAAATCCTCTTTTATGTTGCCTAAGCGGAGTGTTTATGTAACATAAGTGGCTCATGATGTATACCACAGATTAGACCTATCCCATCTCCGCATATTCCTTCCTAGTACTCGATGCAATCTAAAATCCCAAAATTTGTGGTATACTATCCCTATCTATAAACAAGATGGGGTTTATGTGCGATGGCTTGGAATATTTGTCATAAGTTACTTGCTTTTAGGATGGGGACCTAAGAGCCATACCCTGACTGTACTTATTAATGACTACCGCTCTGAATGGAATGCAAAAGCCCTACTAGAAGACTACAGACTTTCCTGCGCTGCTAAATATCATCTCGATTACATTTTGAAAGCACGAGCTTGCACATCAGTAGGGCCACAAGGTCAAACGGTGCGAGATAGGGCTATAACGTGCGGTTATCCCTGGACTATGGGCGAACAATTGCTTGTTTGCCAATATTTGACAGAGGACGCCTGGTTTAACACGCTAGGCGTATATCCTAAGGAATACCGGATACTTAGAGATCATGCGTGGCAAAAAATAGGAGTAGCGGGGGACGATTTATGGTGGGTGATTATCCTAGCGCGATAGTGCAAGATCTAGCTGATGAGCCTCTTTATGAGACACGGGAAGCTATGCTGGCAGCTGTCAACGCTACTAGGGCGCAGTATGGCCTACAGCCTGTCGCCCTACGTGTAGACCTGTCGTGTGCTGCTCTTACATGGTCAAAAAGAATATGGCGTCTAAATATATGTGGGCACGTTGATCCTCAGACCGGCCAGCAGTTTTGGCAACGTGTAGCTCTCTGTGACGGACGAATCTATAGCCAGACTTGGGAAATTGTAGCTTGCGGCTACCCTGACATAAATGCAGCCATACAAGGCTGGCTGAATAGCCCACCACACCGCCAAGCCTTGTTAAACCCATATATACGAACGATTGGCGTAGGTGCAGCAGGGCCAGCATTGAAAGATTCAAGGAGATTTTACACAATAGTTTTAAGCCAGTGAGGCTAGTATGTACCCCAGGGTTTACACCGTCACACTTCTAATACCGTGGCAACCTCCTCAAAGGGTGACCGTTCGCGAGCTCACGCGCGGCATTTATAGGCTATCCCTTGTAGACCGATATGAACGCAAAATTAATTACGTGGGCACTGACATAGGCTTTGGTGTAGCCCTATTTAAAAGCACCTACGATCAATCTTACCTAGTCGTTAAAAACAGGTTTGATGAGGTGATTTATAAACCCGCCAAGGGTGATTTAATGTCGATCACTGTACTAGACATAGAATCTGACGACTGCTAAACTTTTTAAAAAAACCAAGGAGTTACCTATGTCTGAGTTAAAGTGCATCGTTAGCGCTGTTCTTTATGTGTTGGCTCAACTCGTGGTTGTAGTTCTAAAACCGGTAGTCGTCGTCTTGGACAAAGCCGCCCAAAAATGTGCACTGGTTGCCAGCGCTGAGCTAAGCAAACTGAAACCCGCGGAAGTGAAAGCACCAGAGGCATGAGCGTTGACGACATTGTAGACCTTTTTAGCGACAAGCCTTTTAAAATGACTAGCGTACATAGGTCGGTCCTCACTCGCATGATTGCAGTATGCCGAGCGGCTCAAGAGTGGGCGGAGGATACTGATGATGAAGAATTTACCGAAACATTAACGGATGCGGTCATTGATCTGTTAGAATATGACGAGTAGTTTCATGGTTTAGACCTCCTCCGTGGTAGGGTTAAGGGTTTGTAATCCTTAACCTTTTTTTGTGGAGCCTAAAATGATAAAAAGCTACATCACCATAGTCTTGGCTTTTGTGGCTACGTTTGTTGTCCTCCACGTTCTTTTTGGCACTTTAGACGGGACAATAAAGCAAAGCCAAACCGCACCCTTCAACACAATAGTCGAATACTTCTGCTCCAAAGCTGGCACCGAGTATCTTATTACCCAAAATAACGCTGTAACCCTGCACGTTGATCCGCAAGGTATGCCTGTTCTTTGTACTACCCAAGAGCCTTTGGCTGGAGAATAGTATGATGTATAGCTATAAGTGCCGGTTTGTAGAAGTTGTGGATGGTGACACCCTGCTACTCTACATCGATTTAGGTTTTTATATTTGGACAATGGCAGCCGTTAGGCTAACTGGGATTGATTTACCAGAGCACCCAACTAAAGCCGACCTAAAGCGTGAAGAACAGGCCTGTAAATTCATGGAAAAGTGTTTTACCGAGTCAGATTTTGGTGTGATTGAAACACACCAGAATGAGGAAGGACAGATTACAGCTGACGTGTTGCATGAAGGCAAAACCATTAACCTCGAGTTAGAGCGTCGAGGTCTTCTGCGTGGGTCTGAGCGCCTGAAGGGGATAGCTCATTGAGATACCCGTAGTATGCTATTAAAGCCGCATCGATGAGCCCATCATGCGGTTTTGTGCTTTTAGGCGTAGCTAGCCATGTCTCTTGCGGCCACTGGTGTCTGGCACACCACAGGCTCCTCTCTTTAGCATCGTCCATTTTAGGCGCGGCTACATGTATCCTTTTAGCCCACACGGCTGGCCTAATCATATGTATAGCCATACCACTACCTGCCAGTGTGCCAAGTAGGTAGCCAAAGTCTCGTCCATAGTTGAAAGCCGAGGCGATGCCCTGTTTGGGAAATGACTGGGCTTGCTCGATGTAAACTACCTTTACACCGCGCTCTTTTAGCCAATATCTAGCCACACAATCTTTTAGTAGGGTTTTATGTATTAACTTGCCGTTTTTGACGACTGCAATGGCTCCCGCTTTCCCTGGATCAATGCCAGCGACTAGCATATATAGCTCCCACCTGGAGGGTAATTATGCCTAGCTATCATAAACTAAACAGTGGAATTTATAAATTCGCTAGTGATTTTGTACCGTTGAACCCATGCGATATCAAGCTACTAGGTGCCATAGCCTGTCGCTATACGTGGAGCCCGATAGTTTTTAAAGATCACTACAGAAACAAGATCAATTTTCTCTATAGCGAGTTTACTGCCTTTGATGTCGATAACAACGGGCATGAGCAATACCCGCTAGGTCAAGCGATAGTTGATTGGATGGATAGCGAGGTGATCATTGCGACCACTAAGAGCCATCAGCTGCCAAAAACTACGGCAAACACCACATACCCACCAGCTGATAGGTTTAGGATTATTACACGTTGGGCTAGGAGGATAGAAAGCCTAGAGGAATATGAATTTAATATGCGGAAAATAGTAAAATACAATGAACACTTTGACGGTTCATGTGTGGATGGTGCTAGGCCTTTTTACCCTTGCACTCGCATAGTTTTTCACAATTTCTCGGGATATCCGCAGCCAGTACATCAGGTAATCAAGGAAAAGAAAAATATGTATGCAGTTGCTAATACGTTTTTTTCTGACAATCCTAATAAAATTTCCAATCATGTCGATATGTTTATTAAAAAAGGTATACCGTTTGGTGAGGGTAGGAATATATCGGTCTATGTCAGTACATTAGAACTATTAAAAGCATCGGTTGACCCTGAAAAAGTACTTGAACTTTTGCGCGCTTCGCCGTTTGATAGGCGGGAGTTTTCAGACCACGAACTAGAGTCCACCTACGCCAGCGCATTAAAAGCGTTTGCAGATTCATAAAAAAAATTGGCCAGATCCCGGCAAGGTCTGACCAATCTAGGTGGCTTTCGCCACAACATTGTAAGCAAGGAACAAGTATCATGCCTGTTGATGAAAGCAAGGAAAAAGTAGTTTTTGATATTGAAAAAGCGCGAGAAAAACAAAAGCTAGACAGCCAAATAAAACAAGAACGCATTGCAAAAATTATTAGTAATTACACAGATGCTGATAAAGAAACCCTACCTTTAGACCTCAATGCTATCCTTGACAAAATAAAGCCGATTGAAAAAATCGTTAAGATTAACGGAGTTTTACACGCTAATTTCAACGATAAGCTGCACGTACTTAAGAATGACACTGATCTTTTTTCTCAGCTTCAGCAGCTAGGTTATTACACTGTTTTTAAAAGCTTCCCAGGCGCAGCCAGTAAAAAAGACATTTACAGCGCCATGACGAGGCTGTCAGATGATTTTACATCTATCTCGGTTACACCCACTTGGCCGATAGAGGACAAGGTGTATTACACCTGCCCTCCTATTGTACCGGCACCCACTGGTGCTTTAGATGAGCTCCTAAGTCATTTTAAACCACTCGATGAATACTCTGCGGCTTTGCTAAAGGCTCTTTTTATTTCACCCGCTTGGGGTAATGGTGATGGCAAGCGGCCAATTTTTGTCATTCAGTCTGATCCCAATTGGATAGGTCGTAAGATGGCTTTTGGGAAATCAACCATCCCAAAGCTCCTGTCATACCTATACAGCTGTACGCCTATCAGTTTGTCGGCTCGCATGGATGAATTTCAGGCACAAAAGCGAATCGCTATACACCGAAATTCTAGAATCATCCTGTTCGACAACGTGAAACAGCAGAATTGGTCTAGTGAATTTGTCGAAAGCCTAGTAACCGCTCAGACCATCAATGGTCATTTGATGTATGTAGGCGACATAACTATACGGAATCATTTTACAATAGTAGTCACTGTAAATGATCCCAGTGTATCGGCAGACATGGCTACTAGGTCGGTGCCTATCTATTTGGCTAACCCAGGTGACAAACACTGTACATGGCAAAGTGGAGTAGAGGCATTCATCAAGGAGCACCGTGAGGCTATCATGGCTGACATCCTCCATATACTCAGCCAGCCTAATGTTGACGAGAAAGCTTCCATCCGTTTCCCAGAGTGGGAGGCCAGCATCCTTAGCAAATTGTGCTCTGATAAAAAGATGGGCAATTATATTGAAGAAGGCCAGACACTCATTGATTCGGATAGAAATAATTGGTGGGAAGACATTTTCATCCTAGCCCTGTCCAAATACACCAGCCATGGTGAATATAATTATTTCGAGAAAAAACAGGACGTTACAAAAGTATCTTGGTGGATATCTAATGAAGTCCTGCAAGACCTGTATCAAAAGCACTGCAATTTAAAAAATGCCTCTCCAGTGTCCCTCGGTAAAAAAATCAAATCAGAGCTCGCTAAATTCGTCTCATGGGATGTCTACGAGTTTCGACATAGCTTTGGCAGAGGCACTGTCATTCGTGGCTACAACTTTGAGCCGAAGGGTGCCACGACTGCCAGCCGGTATATTGTGAAGCAACTGTCAGAGAAAGAACGCTTCGTTGAGTGCATCGACAAGTAATGATATTTTATTAAAATATCTTTAAAACATTGGCGATGTATGACGGATTGACAGATAGGCTAAAATATCTGTCATGCACTTTTGTTATTAATAACAAAAGCTTAGGCATGTTTGACGGTTTGACGGGTTTTTTTCAACACCCTATACACCTATACCCTACATACACCCCTATACCCTATACACACATACATACATATACTCATATACATACATCATCTGTCAAACTGTCAAACATAGGTATAAGTAGTTAAGAAGATTAAAAAAAAGTTGCTGACAGATTGTATGACAGATATTTTTAAAATCTGTCAGATGTCAAACATAAGAAATGGTTAAATATTGAACAGGTGATAGGGGTGTGGTAGGTAGGGTGCACACTGGAGGGATGGATGAACAAAGAAGAAATCAAGCAAGCAATAGTGAAGCACCTCGATGAACACCGAGGGCAAGTCACCTTTGCTGAGCTAGTCAATGTAATCCCTGTAAAGGGAGACTTTTCTATATTCCATCCCAAGGGTGAAAACATTGTAATTTGGTGTGAGGTTACTGAGGCTTACGCTGAAGCTTTGGACGAGTTGATGCGTAGCAAAACGATTAGATTGGATCCTTGCACGGTATTTTCTTATTACGCTGATGGAAAATTGCTTGGTTTCCCATTAGCTAAAAAAAGTTTTAAATATAAAAAACCTCATTGGTTGCCGATGTTTATCAATAAGGGTGAAAACTGGGCACTTGGTAAAAATAGTGAACCCATCGTCCATGTATGTGGTGGAGATAAGAAGTGAAAGCCGAAGAAGCAAGACAGCTGGCAGACGGTGTAAATGCCCCTGATGTAGAAAAGGCCTTAGAGAAGGCGCTAAGGTCTGTAGGATCGGCTGCAAGGAAGGGCCTATACTCCGACTGGGTACTACTGAGGGAAGTCGATTCTAGGGGTGTTTGCGAGGCTTTGACGGCTTTAGGCTATGAAGCTATGGCATTGGAAGCTGATGATGAGGGCAAGTCGCTGGTTAAGATTAATTGGGGGTTAGCTTAGGGGATAATTCTCCGTATAATAGCTAACCACTTTAGATCATTACCTTATTAGGCATTTATATAAACACAAAGCTGAGTATGTTACAATAGCTCCACAACACAAAAGGAGTGTAACATGCGTAAGTTAGCTATCTTGCTAGCCATCCTGTTAGTATCCTGTGGACTCTTTCAGGCTAAAACCAAGACAGAGATCATGGCTAGTGAACCTGCCAAGCTGGAAGTGGGCCAACAGTGGCGGTATAAATATGTTACTAGCGAGAGCAGCCGGGTAGTAAAGGACTCGGAGATTCTAGCCGTGGTGGAAGCCATGGATGACAACGAGGTTACACTCAGGCTCACCGGCTACGTCAAACTGACGGTAGGCGAGGTGCCTATCAACTCTGTCCAGAAGATCCCACGTGAAGTCCTCAAGCTTGAATATTTAGAAGAGCTCCGGAAACTCACAGGTGTGATCCTGCCTAACGTGGTGATCCAATGGCTAGGCTGGACAACTGAAGGGTGCGACCTACTAGAGGCCAATAACATCAGCGGGGCGCAAAACGTCAAAGTGACAGCAAAGCTATGCGCTCAGTCTTTGACGATCCCTAATATTTGGGCACAAGTGGAAGACCTTGGCATTAAGATTGCATATGCTAACGTGCTCTAGCGCCACCAGTGCTTTGCATTAGGATCAACGCTGGCAATCCAAGCGCCAGTCTTCATGCCAGCCTTGTGTCCAAAGTAATAGCCTACCCAGTAAACCACCAGCCCAGCTGTAACACCCATAGCTAAGTAATCGAGCTCAATACCCATATACACCACCCGTGCTGAAAGGCTGGCTATCTAGGATGGAAGCCTCATTCCTAGCAGACCTTTCATAGTCCCTGCGATAGTGCCATTCCTGCTTTGGCCCATAATATTGTGGCCAGGGACCATATGGCTCATAAGGCTCATGATACCCCCACGTGCTTTTAGCTATCTCTACAAAAGCTTTAACTAATTCATCAATCATTTTCTGTTGCATACACTTGACTTCCATGCTTTTCTAGTCTGAGAGAATTTACCAGAATTAAAGAATACTTGCAGCAATGAACCGAGCCTAGCACGTGATATGCGCACGTTCTTGCTCACGGTTCCCTCTCTAGCATGGTTGCGCCACATCGATGCTAGAGAGGTTTACCTCTGGAATATTATGGGCACTTTTTACAGAGACAAGACACGGTATTTTAACGGCAAGTGTCTAGTTTTATGTGGCTACGAGCATACTTGGGCTAGAGAACGCTCGTTTGACGTCATTATGATTAGTGTAGACGCAAGCGACGAGATACCAGCCGAGTTTGCAAAACACTGTAAAATATTAGAACGCAGGGATCCTACCCTGCTATTCTATTTACCTGAGTGCAATAAACCTGACTTTGATTACAGAGGCGACAATGCCGAGTAAACGCAGAGAGTATACCCAGGAAGAAATCGATATAGCCGGGCGGTATGCTGGCCTAGGTGCAACTGTAAAGCAGCTAGCCTATTTGATGGGTGAAGAACAAAGAACCTTTCAAAATCACCTAGAATTCTATCCTGAGCTCGCGGCAGCCATTGAAGTAGGTAGAGCTCACTCGGCGATCAAAGTGATGCAGACCGCCTACGATATGGCAGTATCCGGCCAGCAGCCAGCTATGACCACGTTCTGGCTAAAGACGCGCTGTCAGTGGCGCGAAGCCAAAGAGCCACTACCGGACGATCAAACCAAAGCCGATAAGATTAAAAGCCTACCTACCAGCGAGCTGATCCGGCTAGTAAAAGAGAAAGTGGGATGAGGGACGAGATTATCATCAGGGACGGGACTGAGAATGACTTGCCGTTCTTCTATAATTCGTTCCTACACCACTATAAGCATGGTAGTGCTCATACGAAGTATATCCATGACATCAACTACTATAATGAGCTGCACAACATCATTACACGCTGCCTAGAACGTAAAGGCAACGTGCTCAAGTTTGTAGCCCTCAAGTCTGATCCCGATATTGTCCTGGGATATATTTGGGCTAACGTTGAGATAGAGACAATCTACTACGTCTATATCAAGAAAGCCTTTCGGGAGATGGGCATAGCGAAGATCCTACTTCAGCATGTTTTCCCATGCGCTCCCAAACAAGTATTCTTTCCTTTCTTTACATATTCAGCCCAAACTCTAATGAATAAATATACAAATCTGTATTTTAATCCCTACATTTTAGACAGGCATGTATGGAGCCATTACCGATCCCAGTTAGACGACGTGGAAGACCCCCAAAGCTGAGAGCTGAGGAGAGCCAAGTGGAAGTTGACGTGCCATACGATCTTATTGACGACGCGCAAAAGCTAATCGTTAACCGTTTTGAATCGCGTTACAAGCCAGTGCAACGTGTTCAATTTCACACTGGGGTACAACTAGGCAACCGCGTTCGAAATAGCCTCGACGCTGATGTAGACAATGCCGACATGGTTTTGGTTGAGCATGGGGTTTATATCAAGATCGCAGCCGGTAACTACATTGTAGGAATGCCAGATATTTTATGGGTAAAGTTAAAATGAAATCCTACTACGAGCTTAGATATCACCCTGATCGCAGGATCATGGTCAAAGATAATTGTGGGTTTTTCGATATAACCTGCGAGGACTTGATGACAAGCCGTTATAAGGTCACGGCTAGATCCCGCGCAGTGATTTACGAAACCCACGAAAAATTTAAACCGGCTATGATCGCAGCTCTCAAAGCTGCCCTAGCTGATTTAGAGGATTAGCCTATTGCCAAGTAGCTCAGTCGGTAGAGCACGTGACTGTTAATCACTAGGTCGCAGGTTCGAGCCCTGCCTTGGCAGCCATATTATGAAAATAAACGACGACGATTTAAGAATAGCTCTCGAAGAACTAGCACGGCGTCCGCCTGTGTTTAGTGTCGAGGCTTTTTGCTTTGAAGAGCAGATTAAATTTATTCGCGATCCTGCTAATTACAAGGTTGCAGTGTGTTCTCGTCGTGCCGGTAAAACTATAGCCTGTGCTGTAGACCTATTAGATACAGCTTTAAATAAGCCTAAATGCGCTAGCCTATATATTACCCTTAGCCGGTTAAATGCTAAGCGAATCATATGGGCAGAAATCCTTGAGATTAACCGTAAGCATGAGCTAGGCGGGACACCTAATGAGACTGAGTTATCTATTAGATTTCCTAACGGACATATCATTTACTTTTCAGGCGCTAAGGATAAGACGGAAGTTGAGAAATACCGAGGCTTCCCGCTGGTCAAAGTCTATATCGACGAAGCCCAAGCATTCAGGCCCTACATCGAAAGTCTAGTTGATGATGTCCTATCTAAGTCGCTGTTTGACTATGATGGGACACTATGCCTAATCGGCACCCCAGGCCCTGTCCCTGTAGGCTATTTCTACAATGCTAGCCAGCAGTCCACATGGTCACACCATGGCTGGACCATGATTCAAAACCCATGGCTTGAGCGCAAGTCAGGCAAAAAGCCTATGGACTTAATCCTTCGTGACTGCAAGCGCATGGGTGTACTGCCTACTGATCCCAAGATCCAAAGAGAATGCTTTGGCAAGTGGGTGACAGACAGCACAAGCCTGGTGTTTAAGTATGACCAAGTCAAAAATGACTTTATTAAGTTTGATTCTAAAAACCCTAGCTATGTTATTGGTGTGGACCTTGGATTTAATGACGCTGATGCTATAGCTGTCCTAGGCTGGAATCAGGCTACGCATTACACAGGTGCCGAGGCTAAGGCTAGCCCGGTCCATTTGGTGTACGAGAAAGCGACAGAAAAGCAGGGCATCACCGAGCTAGCCACACAATTAGACAAGCTGGTCGCCCACTATAAGCCTATCGCCGTGGTCATTGATGCCGGTGGACTAGGCAAAAAGATTGTCGAGGAGCTGCGTAGGCGCTATGGGCTACCAGTCAAGGCAGCCGAGAAGTCTCGCAAGTTTGAGTACATCGAGCTCCTGAATGATGCCCTACGTACTGGCACCTTTTTAGCCAAAGCCGATGGTCTATTTGCTCAAGACACGCAGCTTATAGAATGGGACCGGGCTAAAAATAATGGGGATAGGCTGGTGATAAGTGATGCCTATCACTCAGATATTGCCGATGCCGTATTATATGCTTTCAGGGAATCATTACACTGGGTTAGCCATGTAGTCCCTGAGCCTACACCTATTCCCGGTAGTGTCGATTGGCAAGCCAAGCAAGAGCAGGAAATCATAGCCGCATTAGAACGAGCATTGAAGGAAGACACAGATGATCCCATCAACTGGGCAACCGGGTTCGACGATTTCTGAAACTGAGCAAATGCTAGAGCTAGCAAGGCGTCTACGTCTTAAGAAATTTAGCTTTGCTTGGAAGGATGGGCAAAACGTATATGCGGAGTTTTACCCTGAAAAGCCTGTAATGCCTCAAGAAAGTTTAGGCGCGGATAGTATGCCGACTGAGGATGAGCTACTATACTGGTCAACATCCTTCGATGAAAAAATCAAAGCCGAACCGCCGGAGTAATTTATGCCTATAGATTACAAGTCATTTAATCAAAATGGTGAAGCACTGACACCTTTTGACCACACAAGGAAGTGGTGGACACTTAAAGATCCAAAGGAAATGGCTAATGCAATCGTGGGCACTGTTACTAGCCTGGCAGCTGGTGATGCCAAACGGCAAACTCAGTATCAAATCTCAGCTCGGCTATACGGCAACACCAACATCATGGGTATCAATGGCCTTAGTTTTTCTAAGATCATGGCAACCCAGGCTACATTGAAAGACAGGGTTAGCTACAACGTAATTCAAAGCTGCGTCGATACCCTCGTATCTAAAATATCGAAAAATAGACCTAAGCCCAGCTTCATCACTTCAGGCGCTACTTGGAAGGTCCAGCGCAAGGCTAAGGACCTAGACAAGTTTGTCGACGGTATTTTTTATGAAAACAATCTCTACAATCTAGCACCTAAAATCTTTAGAGATAGTCTTGTATGGGGTAGTGGTGTCCTCCATGTGTTTGAGCATGAGGGACGGTGTAAGTTTGAGCGCGTCATTCCATCGGAGATGTATGTCGATCAGATGGAAAGCTTTTACGGGCATCCTAGACAGATGCACCGGGTAAAGAACGTGGACCGGGACGTCCTAGCCGAGCTCTACCCAGAACACAAAGATGTTATCTATAGGGCTGATGCGGCTACTATAGATATTACTGGCACCTATCAGAATATTGCCGATCAAATCACGGTATGCGAATCCTGGCATTTGCCTAGTGGTAGGGATGCTAAAGACGGGCTCCATGTAATCAGTATTGGTGAGTACGTCCTATTTAAAGAACAGTATGAAAAGCCGTTCTTCCCATTTGCTTTCCTTCAGTGGTCGGACCGCCTATACGGCTTTTGGGGACAAGGCCTAGCTGAGCAAATCCAAAACATTCAGCTGGAAATCAATAAGCTCCTGTGGGTGATTCAACGCTCGATGCATATGGCTGGCACGTTCAAGGTGTTTCTTGAGCATGGCTCTAAGATTGTAAAAGAGCACATCTCAAACGATATCGGTGTCCTGATTAACTATACCGGCACCCCACCCCAGTATGTTAGCCCTCCTATCGTCCCGCCTGAGATTTACGCTCATCTCCAGACACTGAAACAACAAGCCTTTGAGCAAGCTGGTATCTCGCAGCTATCAGCCACTAGCCAAAAGCCAGCTGGCCTAAACTCTGGCAAAGCCCTACGTGAGTACAATGACATTGAGACAGAGCGTTTCATGAACGTAGGCCACGTTTATGAAAATTTCTTTATTGAAACAGCCAAGCTAGCTATTAGTGTGGTAAAGGATATTTACTCAAGAGACAAATCTTACCGGGTTAATACACCGGGTAAGAAATTCCTAGATCAACTAGACTGGAAAAATATCCATCTTGAAGACGACGAGTACACTCTTAAGATCTATCCTGTTTCTAAGCTTCCTTCTGATCCTGCTGGCCAGCTGCAAACTATTACCGAATATATCCAAGCGGGGTTTCTCAGCCCTCGTGCTGGTCGTCGTCTCCTTGATTTCCCTGATCTCGAACGAGCAGAAGACCTAGCTAACTCCCAAGAGGAGTGGCTACACAAAGTTATCGAGGACATGATCGACAACGGCACTGTGTATCACCCAGAGCCTGACGATGATCTAGCTTTGGCTAGAGAGCTCGCCCTACAGTATTTGCCCTTTGCAAAAACCCAAGGAGCACCTGAGGAAAATATTCAACTCCTCAGAGACTTTATCAGTGAGATTGACCAACTCTCACAGATGGCCCTATCGGCTGCTCAACCTATGGCCGAGCCTATGGCTCCTGCTTTGCCTATCCCTGCCTCCGAACTAGTGCCACAAGTAGCGTAAGGAACATATCATGGAAGAAATGCAAGCTACCGAAAGTATTGAACAAGTAGAAGTGCCACAGGAAGTGCCACAAGCCGAAGCCAAGCCCGAACGAGCGTCTGACAGGTTTGCTTTCTTGGCTCGAAAAGAAGCTGGACTAGTAAAGGCTAAGCAAGAGCTAAAAAGCCAATACGATGCCTTAGCTCAACAGCGCGCTGAAATTGAGGCTATGAAAAAGGAAATTGAGTCGGTCAAGGCTCGCAAGTCGAGCTACCGTCAAAATCCTTTGGCTATGCTTGAAGACCATGGCCTTAGCTATAAAGAGCTCACTGATTATATTTTGAACAATAATACGGTGAGCACTGAGAGTCAGATTAAAGCCCTACAAGAAAAGCTAGAGAGTGTAGAAAAGCAACGCGAGCTAGATAGGCAGGAGGCTCAAGAGAGAGCTAAGCGCGCAGCCGAGGAACGCGAGGCAGCTGTAATCACCGAATTTAAATCTGAGATTGGCAATTTCTTAGGCAGGGAAAAAGAAAAGTACGAGCTAACAAACTTGTATGATTCAGCAGACCTAGTGTACGATACAGTCGAAGAATATTTTGCAAAAACAAATAAAGTGCTATCGATCCCGGAAGCTTGTGACCTTGTTGAAGCCTATCTCGAAAAGCAAGTTGAGAAATCACTAGCGACGAAAAAGCTATCAACAAAATTGCCTAGGCCTACAGAGCCAGGCCAACCAGTTGCGAAACCTACCGCAGAGCCGCGAAAAACCCTTAGCAACTCTCAATACACTTCTAGCACTCCATCACTGGTCGCTCCCAAAGTTGAGTCCGACCGCATGGCTCGTGCTTTAGCTGCTTTAGACCTATAACAATTAAAGGGATATTCACATGGCTTACTCAGCACCAGGCTATTTAAACCTAACGGCAATGAACGCGGCTCTTAAGGAGCTTTATGATGGGCAGGTAGTCGAGAACCTTGTCTACTCTGATAACCCTTTCCTCGCTATGGTTCCCAAAAAAACGGACTTCGGTGGCAAGTATAAGCCAATCCCGATCATCACCGGTGTTTCCCAAGGTCGTTCCGCTACCTTCTCGAACGCTCAAGGAAACCAGTCTGCTGTTCAAATTCAATCCTACTTGCTAACCCGAGTTAGCGATTACTCCATCGCAACCATCGACAACCAAACGATGCTCGCTTCCCGGACAGACAAAATGTCGTTCTTGGAAGGTGCCAAACTGGTGATCGACGGTGCATTCCGTTCATTGACCAACTCCTTGGCCTCCGCCCTTTTCCGTTCTGGAACGGGCTCCATCGGCCAAGTGGGCTCTATTTCTTCTGGTGTCATTACCCTCAGCAACCCTGCTGATGTGGTCCAGTTTGAAGTCAACCAAGTGCTCCAAGCTAATGCCACTGATGGCGGCTCCCCTCGTGCAGCCCTCGGCTACGTAATTGCCGTTAACCGGGCAGCTGGCACCGTAACCGTTGCATCCTCTGGCCTTGGCGGCTCCGCTGCTACCCCATCGGCATGGGCTGCAAACGACTACCTTCTCGTCCAAGGTGACGTTAACGCAAAAGTCAAAGGCTTGGCTGCATGGCTTCCTGTTACCGCACCTACCTCGGGCGATAACTTTTTTGGTGTAGACCGTAGCCAAGACGTAACCCGTCTTGCCGGTGTGCGCTACAATGGTGCAGCTCAATCGATCGAAGAATCCTTGATCGATGCTAGCTCCTTGCTAGCCCGAGAAGGTGGAAAGCCTGATGTTTGCATCACTAACTTTGCATCTTATGCAGCCCTTGAGAAATCGCTAGGCTCCAAAGTGCAATACGTTGACATGAAAGGCCCGGCTGAGATCGCTTTCCGGGGTATCATGATTAACGGTGCCAATAGCATGATTAAGGTCTTCCCAGACCGTAACTGTCAGGCACAAACCGGCTACCTGCTGCAAATGAACAGCTGGACGCTTAACAGCCTTGGCGACGCTCCTCAAATCCTCCGTTACGGTGATGGACTTGAGATGCTCCGGGTTTCCAACGCTGATGCCGGTGAAGTTCGTATCGGTTACTATGCTAACCTTGCATGTAACGCACCGGGCTACAATGCAAACGTCACTCTGTCTGCCTAATTAATTAATGCGAAAGGTACACTCTAACCGGGTGTACCTTTTTGCCTAAAAGGATTACACACATGGCAAATAGATTTTTTCAACAATTCAGCTTTGGCCTAGCGCACTACCCAGTGACGCTACACGGCCGAGCCACAATCGGAGCCTCTGGTGCTACTAGTGCACTAGTCGGTGCTGGTGTTGCTAGCCTTACCCGCCTAGCTCAAGGTGTTTACGCACTGAAGCTAGAGGACAACTACTACCGCTTTTATGGCCTAGACGTTACATTTGAGGCACCAGTCACTGGTTCCGATGTAACAGCTGGTTCTTTTGCCTCTGGCACTGCCTACGAGATTACAGCTCTAGGTAACACTGATTGGGCAGCTATTGGGCTACCCTCTGGTGTAACGGCAGCTGTAGGCGTGAGCTTCGTGGCCACAGGTGCAGGTTCCGGCACTGGTACAGCTAAAGCCCTTGGCTCTAGCGGTATTTTTGTCAGCGAGCTCCTAGGCAATCCTCAGCTCATGCTAAGCCCAAGCGTTCAAGGTGCCTACGTGTACTTCAAAACGCTAAATGCTTCCGGTGCTGCTACAGATCCAGCTTCTGGCTCTGTGATGTATTTCACTGTTAAGCTGCGTAACTCGGGCGTGAAAGACAAAGGGGAATAAGATGATTATCCCTGACAAGAAAAAAGCTGCCACAATCATCATCGAGACGATGCACGGTCAGGATTTAAAAACTCCTGAATCCGAAGGCTCAGACCGTGATGAGTGTGAAGCTTTGGGCCAAGACTTGCTAGATGCGATTTCAGGGAAAGATGCCATGGGTGCCTACAACGCACTGAGGGCTATTTTCATGAAAGTAGATGCCGAGCCCCACGAGGAATACGAGGGCGAGGAAGAGGAAGAAGAAGAGTATTAACTAGACGCGCGTTTTACTGGGGTTGTGGGCTATGGTGTGGTTTCATGCCATAGCCCTTTTTACTAAGGGGTTAACATGGCAACCACTATGACACTAGCGCAGCTGAGAGATGCCGCGCGGCAACGTGCAGACATGGTTAATAGCCAGTTTGTCACCGATGCAGAATTCAATAGCTACATCAACCAGAGCTATTTTGAGCTATATGACTTGCTGGTTTCTAAATACGGCGACAACTATTATGTAGCTCCTGCCTATATTTTGACTACTAACGGCACTGACGATCAATATGCGCTTCCTACTAGCCCTGCGGTGTATAAGCTTTTGGGTGTTGACCTTGGCTTGTCTAACACTGCTGATAGCTACGTTACTATACGTCCTTTCGAGTTTATTGATCGCAACCGTTATGCAGTGCCTAACTTCCAGAGTTTTTATGGGTTAACAAACCTGCGCTATAGGCTGAATGGCGATAAAATCTGGTTCACGCCTATTCCAGCTGCAAACCAAAGGATTAGGCTTTGGTATGTGCCACGTATGAGCACACTAGATACTGATGCCGCCACTGTAGAGGGTATTTCTGGCTGGACCGAGTACATCATCGTCGATGCCGCTATCAAAGCCATGCAAAAAGAAGAATCGGATGTTTCCGCATTGATGATGCAAAAGCAGCAGCTGATTGCTCGTATCAACGCCATGGCTGAAAGCCGGGATGCTGGTAGCCCCGCGAAAGTGTCTGACAACCTATATGCAGACTTCTGGTTCCCCACTGGCTCCGGTGCTGGCACTAACTGGGGTACGTACTAATGCCAAAGCTACAGCGCATCCAAACGGCTGACAGGGTTTTGAACATGATTCAAGACAACGTCAGTAATATTTTGGATCCATATAGCTCACTAGAAATTGTGCAGGGCCAGATTCTTAAGAATGTAGCTTTAAAAACTGGTTCTAATGATGTAGCCCACAAGCTTAATAGAAATCTTATAGGCTGGTTTATAGTAAGGCAACGGGCGGCTGGAACGGTGTACGACACCCAGGACACTAACCCAAGCCCTGCGCTTTTTCTTAGGTTAGTCGCTTCGGCTAATATGTCAGTAGACCTCTACGTATTTTGAGGGACATCATGACACTTGAAAAAAATAAGGTCCCTATCGCTTTAGCTCAAGGGATTGACACTAAGAGCGATCCAAAACAGCTAGCAGCTGGAAAAATGACCGTTCTTGAAAACGCTGTTTTGTTAAAAAGCGGCGAAATAAGAAAAGCTAACGGCTATCAAGAATATACGATTGTAAATAATAGTCGTTCAATTGGCTCACTGAAAGAAAACATTTTTTTCCTAACAGATGATGCAGCGTATACCTATTCATACGGCATCAACCGATATGCTTCAGTCGGAAGATATGGAAATTTCAAGATAGAAAAGTTTGCAGCTGTTAATCAAAACGCAAGCTACCCTTGTACAGCATACGATCGTAGTGGAAACACCATTATGCACGTATGGGCTGAAAATGACGGGCTTGGCAATTACACAACCAAGTATATGGTCATGTATGCCAAAACCAATACTATTTTAAAACCAGAAACAGTGCTAGCAACAAACGCCACTAAACCTCAAGTTGTCACTGGCATTGGCATGGATTATTTTTTGATTGTGTATGAGGATCAATCAACTGGTTTTACTTTAAAAGCTGCTGCAATTGATAAAAGCCTGTGGTCTGTTCAAGCTACCGTAACATTGGCGACTGGTGTTACAAATTATTCTCAATATGGTTTTAGCCTAATAGCAGACCAAGTTGAGGTTAATCCAAAAACTGCCTATATTTGTTGGTCTTGTGGTTCGTTGCCTAGCGCAGCTGATTCTAGAATCGCCGTATTCCCTGCTACATACGTAGGATTTACTGCCCCAACGTCCGTATTATTGTCAGGTTTGACTTCAAGATATGGTTCGGCAATTTCATTTGCAAGCAATGATATTATGTTTGCTTTTAATGATAAGCTGACGATTAAAACTATTGTATACAATTCTACTTTGACAAGTGTTGTGGCGGTTTCTCGCACTGTCATGACAGCTGGTGCTAGCCAAGCTTTTAGTGGGGTTGTGATAGGAGATAGCAGTGTTGCTACAATCAAACATATCTTCACAACTACCTTGACTAGCGCAGGAGCGTTGATCACCCAGCAGCCTAAAATTGAAGAGGCGATTGTAACATCGACAGGCACTTTAACCGCTCAGCGCGTATTTTTGCAGGGTGGTGGAATCGGTGGTACTACGCTTGTTTTTACTGAATCTAATGCAAAAAAGGGCTACTTGCCCATAAAGATGATTCAACAATATGATGGTAATGCTACTGGTGGGTATAACGGTGTATATACATTATATTTGATAGAATATTTTAATGCCAACGTCTTTAGTAGCCCACCTAACCTTTACGTAGCAGCTAAATTTTATGATTTAAATGCTACGTCAATTTATTACACGGCTTCTGGAGGGCACCCTGATTATATTTTCTTTGTGCCTGGGAGAGGTACGGGTAAAGCTGGTGCTTTTGGTCAAGCTTTCTTTGGGCTTGTTCAAGAGTATGCTGGTAACAGTAGCCTTTGCGTTATTAGTAAAGCTGGTCAAACTGTTATGGCCGAGCTAGCTAATAACTTGCACGTGACAGGCGGCTACCTTGGCATGTTTGACGGGGTAGAGTTTGCTGAGCATAATTTCTTTCAGTACCCTCTACAAGTTTACCCTACAAATGTAGGCGCTGGCAGTGTAGGCGCTGGGACATATTATTATTGTGCAATTTATGTATGGCAAGATGCCTATGGGCAAATTCATCAAAGCGGTGTGTCTAATCCGACAAGCATAACACTAGCAGGTGCATCGCAAGTACAATTAGATATTTCTACTTTAAAACTCACTAATAAAATTGGTGATGTATACATAGAAATATATAGATCTAATGATGGCCTTAATTTTTATAAGTTAGCTGGTGGTATTGGAAGTTTACAGAAAAATGATAAAACCGTTCCAACCATCACTTATATCGACAACACACCTCAGGCCAACATAATTAGTAGGCCTTTGCTTTACACTGTTGGTGGCGAGCTGAATAACTTTTCAGCTCCTGCGTGTACATATGTGTCGGTCTATAAGCGAAGATTGATTGTAGCACCCTCCGAAGATTCTAATAGCTTTTGGTATTCCAAAGACATCATTCCAGCTACAGCTGGGGCTATTGGTAGTCCTGTGTCTTTCGCGGCTGAGTTTGTCAAATCTGTAGACGAGCGCGGTGGACCTGTTACAGCGACAGTGCAGCTAGATGACAAACTCCTCATTTTTAAAGCTAACTCGCTATCTGTCATGGTTGGTGAGGGACCGGCAAACAATGGCACTCAAGATGATTTTACAACCCCACAATTGGTGGTTAGCGACACAGGGTGTTTGTATGGTCGCTCTGTAGTAATTATGCCTTTAGGCGTCATGTTTCAGTCGCCTAAAGGTTTTTACCTATGCGATCGATCTTTGAGTGTCTCGTATTTGGGTGCAGCTGTAGAAAACTACAACTCCATCGAGTGCACATCAGGCAACCTAAAATATGACAAGAATGAAGTCTGGTTTGGCTTAGATAATGGGACTGTCCTAGTTTATAACTATTACTTTAGCCAATGGTCTACATTTGCCTGGACAACTTCTGATATTACAGTGTTGCAAATTAATATTATGACGGGCGCTGATGGATCACAGTTATACAATTTATTAGCATCGGTTAATTCTAATAAAATAAACTTAGAAAGCACGTCATATCGTAAAAATGTGTCGGGGTATTCTCTTAAGTTTACTACTGGCTGGCTGTCATTTGCGGATATGCAAGGGTTTCAGCGAGTCTACAAGCTTTTAATTCTTGGAGAATATAAATCACCTCATCGTTTACAAGTTGAGGTGTCTTATGATTTTATTGATACAGTAACGCAAACCACTGTTATCGATGTTCCGACTTCTACAGTGCCCTATGAATTTAGGGTATTCCTCACTCGTCAAAAATGCACTGCAATTAAATTTACCATCCAAGATTTAACTCCAACTGTAGGGACTTGGGATGAAGCTTTTGCCTTGTCTAACCTAGCGTTGGAAATCGGTGTAAAACGTGGTCTCAACAAACTTCCAGCTTCCAAATCAGTGGGGTGATATATGGCTTTTGTTATGCCTGGTTTGCAAAAAGTAACTGGCGAAATAGGTTCCTGGTTTGGTCAAAAGAAAAGAGAGCCAGTAATACAAGAAGGTGACATTAGTGGACCTACCGTAGGCGGAGGCCCTACTGGTATTGCTTTGCCTAGCGGTAAAAACATTTTTGGAAGCACTCCGCTTATTGCAGAAGATTTTTTAAAACCTGTTCAAGTGCAGAATCCTTATGAGGAGCAATTAAAGGCTGCACTTGGGCAATCCATGGCACCTGATTTTACTCAGGCGCAACAAACAGCAGGTGGGCAAGCTAGTTTTGCTGAAGCACTCAGAGGTTTGTACGGCACTGGCGCTGGTGGGCTTTCTGGACTAATTGGCACTTTACAACGTCAACAAGCTGGAGATTTCGGACCTGGAGGTTCTTTAGCTCAAAAGATTTTAGAGCAAGGTCTTGGTCAAAATATTGCCGGTGTGCGCTCGCAGCTTGCTAGCCAGCGTGGTTTAAGCCCTGCCCTAGCTGCTAGGTATGCTGCTCAGCAGACAGCGCAGCTAGGCGGTCAAACTGCTCAACAAGCTGGCATCTTGGGACTTCAGCAACAATTAGCCGCTCAACAGTTGTTAGGCCAGCTTTCCGGGCAAGCGGCAACACTTGGCTCTAAAGGTGCTGATGTACTAGGCCAAATGAGAGGCCAGGATATTGCGCAAGCAACGGCTACAAGCGATGCGGCTTTAAAACGCCTGGGTATTCTAGCCAGCTCTGATACTGGGATTAGGCAGCTACAAGCCCAAACCGGAATGAGCGAAAACGAAATTAGAATGAAAATTAAGGCGGCTAATCAGGCTGCTGCTGCTGGTGATAGGCAAATGGCGGCTAGTATTTTGGGCGGTGTGCTTGGTGGAGCAAGTCAAGGTGCCGCAGCTGTCGCGACCAAAGGTTTAATGGCCTATGACGGTGGGCGCATTAAGGGCGAGGCACCTGTAGCTGGCGACCATCCTAAAAACGACATTGTGCCAGCTAACCTCAGCCCTGGTGAGATTGTCATTCCTAGGTCTGCGGCTAGTTCTAAAAAAGCTGCAAAGTCCTTCATCGATAGCCTAGACGACTGGGACGAGGAACCTAGTTATTCCAAGGTGCTTAAAGCCCGTAACCAAAAAAAAAACTACGCTGACGGTGGAGTAGTCGAGCCTGACATGGATCAAGAGATCTTAGACATGTCTCGCAGAAAGTACCTAGAGAAAGGTTTCGATGCACCTATCCCAGGTGTAGCACCTATGAA